GGGGGGGGGGGGTATAACAGCAACTTACACATTCAGTCATTTCAACGGCTATTGGATTGTATCGAAATCAGGAATTGACGACCTGTCACCTGCTAGTGTATTTAAATTGAACGGTAAACACATTAACTTTGGAGCAGTGAAATGAAATTATTAGAACTATTAGTTAAAGAACGGTGGGAGTGGTATACAGAGTGTGCTGTCGTCGCTCAAGACAGCAGCACAGACGTAGTCGGCTATGATAACCGCGACCTGAAATTTGAAAACAACATGTGGTATCCGGTCAAACACGCAGTGTCGATAATGGTATCACAGGGAGATACAGTCTTAGCCGACGACCACGCAACCGCGATTGTCACACGCGGAGCGTATGAGCAAGCCTGCAAATGGGTCGATGACGGTTACACACTGTGGTTCGGCGGTGTGTGTCCTGTTGAGCAGGGGACGCTTGTCGACATTAAGTTTGCGTGGGGTGAGTCGATCGGTACCGATTTAGACCATCTAATTTGGTCTTCCGATATTTCAAACCCTATTCTAGCGTATCGCATCATCGGCGCTACTACATTTAAACAACCTGTACTTGTGCAAGGCGGAGCATGTACAGCACCCTCTATTTTAGAGAAAGGCGCGCAGCATATGCGTGACCGAGCATCTCAACGTGATACACCGGACGGTGAGCGCAGCATGGCACGTACCGTAAAGGCTTTCAACGCCCTGTTTGGTTATGATCTAACGGAAACTGAAGGTTGGCGGTTCATGGAATTGCTTAAAATCTCACGTTCTGTTAACGGTTTTAACGTTGACGATTACGAAGACGGCGCGGCATACGCGGCACTGGCTGGTGAGGCACATTCTAATGCGTAGTTTGATCCCAGCGGAACACATGACGGCCATCAAACCCTGGCAGTCAGAGCAATACCGCATTGAGTCGTGGCTTGCAGCTCACGGTTGGCCGTTTATCAACTACGATCTGACCAATCAGACCGAACCGCTGACGACACGTTTAGATCGTTCGCGGTTGGTTGTCAGTCACTTGTCCGACGGATCAGTGGAGGTTGTATACAATGCTTAACTATTCTACCGGTGAAGATGTACGCATAGGCGACCAGGTTGTAGCGGGCGGCGACACTTTCACCGTCGACAGTATCGACGAAGAACGCGGTATTTTGAAAGGTGATATCGATCCTTGCGGTTACGCCGTACAAGCTGTCACGTTGTTAAAACGCGCATGATGTGGACAACTAAACAGGAGCGCCACCTGGCGCTCTTAATTAATGACGGGTTGTCTAACACCCAGATTGCAGATCAGATGGGGCGTGAGTATAGATCTATCACAGCGAAAATTAATGAATTAGGATTGTCTCGACGCAAAAACACATCTTGGACTAAAAAGCGTCTAGCAGAAGTGTACGCGCTGTATGATCGAGGTTTCACAACAAAGCGTATAGCCGAAGAAGTAAACTCGACATTTGGTCAAATTCGCAACATCCTGTATGATGCTCGTAAGAGAGGATTAATAGGATATCGAAACAATGTCGGACCCGTTCCCGGAGTTATCCCGCAGGACTGAGAAGTCTATACATGACGCGTTAATCAAAGTGTGGGGTGAAGTAAAACAATCCTACACTTTGGCTCAAATTGAAGAAGCCTACTTGACGAGCGGTATATCCGGTGTCATGCGCCTGCTTGACAATCTCGATCCTATCCTATCCTCCCATCTCGCCCCCACTTTACAGACCGCCATGATTGACTCGGGGCGTATGGTCATATCCATTCTACCCGCCGGCATGATCACCACGCCCGCGTGGGTACCGTCGCTTAGCCTGACAGCATCCGACCGTGCGATGCGTTACGAGTTCAATTTGATTCGTGAAATAAGCGATACGACACGCGCTGCCGTTCGGCAATCTGTTACTGAGGCTGTCGCGACCGGTAAGCCACCAGCCGCAGTTGCACGTCAATTCCGCAGTACAATCGGTATTACGGACGGTCAGCAAAAATGGGTTGCTAACTATCGCCGAGCGTTAGAGTCGGGCGATCCTCGGGCAGCACTAAGTTACCGGTTGCGAGACGCCCGTTACGACAGGTCTGTTGAAAACGGTAAGTTAGACCAAGATAAAATCGACAAGATGGTCGAAGCGTACGAGCAGCGTGTAATAAAGTACCGTACAGATGTCATAGCGCGTACTGAGGGTTTACGCGCTGTAGAAGTCGGGCAATACGAATCGATGCGACAGGGGATTGCTGACGGTCATATTGACCCAGGTACAGAGAAAGGGTGGGTAACTACAGAGGATGGTAGGGAGCGCCCCTGGCACGCAGAATTAGACAACAAGTGGATACCGTTTAACGACGTGTTTGTTAATAGTCATGGTTCTTTGCTATTTCCGAGGGATCCAGATGGTGCGGCAGACAACACGATCCAATGTCGCTGCCGCTTGCGGTTTAGGCTTCCGAAATTAAAGCTTTGATTTCTTCAACCGTTTCATAGTAGTGACCGTGATTTCCTGACGAAAATCCGATACAGGTTGCCTTTTCACGTTGCCACATCGACTCGATGTTATTCGGGTTGATGGTACGTTTGGTTTTTCGAGCGTCGTAAGCTGTGAGTTCGATAAATTTCATTTGTCCACCTTTACGCAACTGATATTGCGGTGATAATCGTAACACCCACCAGTATCAGTTGCGATTTGAAAAGCGGTGTGTGTCACAATACAACCGACTACAAAACCTACGACAGCACACCGCAACATAGATAGAATCAAGTGTATCATTTGCTAGTCCCGTACTTTTTGTTTAGTTCATGAGTTTTGTTAACTATTATAGTTTCTATCTTTTTGTCTGCTTTTTTCATCACCACACTAGCAAACGACAACGTGAGATTTATCACTCTGACGAGCATCCATAATGGGCAAAGGGGTAAATAACGCAGTGCGATTAATATTCGTCTCATTTATTCCACCTTATAAGTTATTTTGATTCGATTGGGATCGACACGTTCTAAATTTCCGTAGCTGTCGACACGGATCCAGCCGTGGTCGTGTTTTCCCGCGTCAACATGAGCCGTTGCTATCGCGTCGATCGTTTTGTCACGTCGTTCTAATGCTTCTTGTTGCCAGTCTTTCATAGTAACACCTCATACCCTTCGTCACGTCGTAATGACGCGTAATAAATTTCCAGCTCGCTATAATAAACGTCGTTATAGTGAGTACCCGCGAATATCTCGTAGTTGTCCCAGTAAATGGCGGCGAACACGTTCGTCGGTAGTTTGCACAAATAATCTTCGCGTACTTGAGACTCTTGCTGCTCAACCTTGCGGATCTGGTCTTTAATGTACTCGCCGAGACTCATTGTCTAATTTCCTCATTGTTAAAACACACAGTGAATATAACAGCGGATTATTTTATAGTCAACCCCGCGCTCGTAACCTGTCCGGGGTGGCTGAGAGCCGCGCCACGCTTGGGTTTACCCCAAACTACCTGTTACCCCGATACTCGGTCACCTATACGCTGTAGATATATAAATACATACTCAGGATCATTTGTATATTTCACATTCTGATTTTAATAAAGTGAGGGGTATTCGGGGTAAACCCAGATGGGAGTAGGTTGCCCGAACGAGGTCAGACCAGTTTTGACGTCCGGGGTGCGGGGTATTCGTTGCGGGGTATTGAAAGCAATGGTAACATTGTGATAGGAGGACACAACCATGTCTGATAATGTAATAAAAGTTGACACAGACCGCCGATTAGTATTCGGATGGGCGCAAGTTTGCACGAAAGGTGGACAGGATTATTTCGATTCTGACAATCAGCACATTCCCGAAGATATCACCCTGGATGCGTGGGCTGACTTCATGCGCAACGGTCGCGTTAACAAAGCTATGCACGGCGGCGGTCAAGTCGGCGAGGTTGCTTTCGCATTTCCAGCTTATCCCGATATTTTCAAATCGTTAGGTCTGGAACTTGGCGAGCAGTCCGGGATCATCGTCGGTGTGTATGTTCACAGCGATGATGTTCTGAACAAGTATCGCAGTGGTGAATACAAGGGTTTCAGTGTCGGCGGTCAAGCAAAATGGGAGAATGTTTAAATGCGACTCGACGGTAAAAATCATGCTCAACGCGCCAGTGCGTTCAAACTAAACGAGTTGTCCGGTGTGACTACTCCCGCACACAACGGGGCGTCAGTGACAATCTTCAAGTCGGCTGACGTGACTTACGCTTACAATCCAAAAGACGGCGAGCCTAAATTGCCGATTGACGATGCGGCGCACGTCGGTGCAGCTATCGCCGCCCTCGGCCCGAAGGGTTTTCGCGACCGTT